AGGTCGCACCTTTTTCAAGGCATGGGGTGTCCTACGATTTTCACGCATCTTTATTTCTGATCTGATTGTACCACCAATCGGTGATTAGGCAATCGGCGTATTGTCGCAGACCATCTGATAAGGGGTAATACCCCTTATCGCATAGTCTCCTGTGCTATATTGTCGCAGGCTTCGGGTAGGTTAGCCACATTTTTCCTACTTTGTTGATCTGATACAGGTGCGACTTTTTAGTTCTCTTACTGTGTGTGGCAATCTGCCTCATCATCTCTGTTCTAGTTCTGCTTGATAGTCTAAATACTTTTTTTTCCATTTTGATCTCCTTTTTTAACTGCTTTTATTAAATCACAGATCGATCCGATTAGCAAATGGTCAGAGTGACGCAGGGAAAATGGCGATAAACTTGAGCCGTAGTTTTCAAAAAAATAGCCGTAGTTCTACAGGTCAGCCGTAGTTGAGCCGTAGTTAGGATATGGGGGGACATATGCTCAACCCCCACCCCCCAAAGTCTGGCGACTGCGCTACACACATATGCAGGTCAAAAAATTTTAGCAAAATTTTAGACTTTTTTTATAGAACGTTCCCGCGTTCCCGCAGTCCCAAGGGTATGCATATAATCTGTGAGATTTTCGCGTGCCCCTTTCTTTACGATAATGATTTAGTCGAGGGGGCACATCGAGTGAGGGCGATGTTTCAAAGCCCCCTCTTTTACAGGAGACTCGTGTGAAACGAGTTAACGTAATGCTACCACACCACCCCTTGCTAATGGAAGGGTGATATGTTATAATTTTTTTATGGCAAAGAATGATAAGGGGTTGACAGACCGCCAGGAAATCTTCTGCACGGAGTTCATTAAAGATCTTAACGCGATAGCCGCTGCGAAGCGTGCTGGATACGGTAAGCTCTCTGCCGAACGAAATGCGTACAAATTTCTTAAGCACGAGGCAATCCGCAAACGTATTGAAGAACTAAAAGCAGAATCATTTAAGAGAACAGCAATTGACTCGGATGATATTTTGAGACGCTTAGTGAGAATAGCGGATCGAACAGAACAAGAGGGTGACTTCAATGCCGCCATTCGAAGCCTAGAACTATTGGGTAAACACAAAGCACTGTGGACAGAGAAGACAATTAATGAAACAACTATTATGAATGCATTTGCATCTGGAAACTCTGAAGAAGATATTGAGAGAGATGTTGAGCGTCTCAGAAAAATCGCGACACCCAAACTTAAAATTGTATCAGGAGAAAAAAAATGATTTTAACACCAAACCTAGAACCGTACACAGGCAAAGAACCCATTGATATATATTCACAATTAATTTTGTGGGGTGGCCTTGGATACATCAAGTCAGAATAAATTAGCAGACAGAGACGCAGCCACTAGGCTAGCGGTCAAACAAGCGCGGGATGATTTACTATCATTCGTTATGCTTATGAATCCTTCATTCAATGTAGGACCGCATCATCGTTTACTATGCGATCAATTGATGGCGCTCGAAAAAGGAGATACCGATAGGCTCATGGTCTTTGTTTCTCCGCGTTCGTCTAAGTCATTAATCACTTCAACATATTTCCCTGCTTGGGCGCTAGGTCGTAATCCTTATTGGCAAGAGATAGCAGTATCTCACTCCGATGACCTAGCTACTAAGTTCGGTAGAACTATTCGAGACATCATTCACACCACAGCATTTACAACAATCTTTCCCAAAGTAAAAATTCGTAAAGATAATAGAGCGGCAAACTCCTGGGCGCTGGAAACAGAAGGCAAAGTAGCGGGAAGTTTCTTGGCTGCTGGTTCTGGATCTGGTATTGCAGGTTTTGGTGCACACCTTGCTGTTATTGATGACCCCATATCAGAGCAAGATGCGTACTCAAAGACAAGAAGAGAACAATTAAACAACTGGTATTCTTCAGGTCTGCGTACAAGACTGATGCCAGGTGGAAAAGTTGTGCTTGTTATGACAAGATGGCACGAAAATGACTTGGCGGGGCACCTATTAAAGCAACAAGAAGCCTCACCGCTAGCAGATAAGTGGGATGTTGTTAGTATTCCTGCGTTAAACACTGCTGAATCTACAGAACAGTTGAAAAATGCGCGCAAAAAATTAATTGACCAAGGGTATTTAGAAAAATCCTACCCAAAACCTAAGATTGGGGAATCGTTTTGGCCTGCGCCAGACAGACCTGCAGGATTTTGCTGGACAACAGAAGATATTATACGTACAAAAAACAATACTCCACCATTTAAGTTTGATGCTCTCTACTTACAGAGCCCATCTTCCGAATCTGGCGGCATAATCCAGGTAGACTACTGGCAAGATTGGTCAAGTGAAGACCCACCTGACTGTGATTTTATTATTCAGTCGTGGGATACAGCATTCTCTACTAAAACTACAGCAGATTACTCTGTAGTTACGACATGGGGGATATTTAAAAAAGATGACATCAGTTTAGCTAACATGGTTCTGCTGGGTATGGAGAAAGGTCGTTGGGATTTCCCAACACTGCGTGAAAAAGCTGTAGAAAAATACATTAAGCATAGTCCTGACTCTATAGTTATTGAAAAGAAAGCTTCAGGTCAATCTTTAATACAAGATTTAAGATTAGCTGGACTGCCTATACAAGAATACCAACCAGACAGAGACAAAGTTTCTAGAGCTTACGCTGTGAGTTCTTTATTCCACAACTCTAGGATATATGCTCCACTTAAAAAGGTTTGGGCTACTGAAACTATAGAAGAATGCAGGCAATTTCCTGCAGGACCTCATGATGATATAGTAGACTCCGTAACACAAGCAGTACTCTATGTACGTAACGGAGGATATTTAGAACATAGTGACAATTCATGGCTTGACTTGGGCGATGAAACTGTATATAATAGACAACGCAGACGTTTTTATTAAAGGATTGATACATGATAATAGAAGATATTTTAAATAACCCTGAAGGGGAAGACATACAACAGGTTAGAGATTTAACTCCAGCCGAAGAAGAAGTTTTAGTTAATGAAGATGGTGGAGCAGAAGTTACACTAGAAGACAAACCCCTAATGGAAGAAGCCAAAGCAATGGGCTTATTCGATGATGAAGATCTACCATTAGATGCAGCAGCACATGATGCAAACCTAGCAGAAATTTTAGATGAAAAAGATTTAAATGGATTGTCTACTGAATTACTAGATTCATTTGAAAGAGATCAACAATCAAGAAGTGAGTACGATCATATAGCTGAAGAAGGTGTAGACTTATTAGGATTTGGTAATGAAGAATCAAATGAACCGTTCCCAGGAGCAGCCAATGCTTCTCATCCAGTACTAGCACAAGCAGTAGTAAAGTTTCAAGCTAAAGCTTACAAAGAATTATTTCCAACAGAAGGCCCTATACGTACTCGTTTAGTAGGGGCACAGACTCCACAAAAAATGGAGCAAGCAAATCGTGTAAGACATTTTATGAATTACCAAACACAAATTCAAATGCCAGAGTACGGCCCTGAATTAGACAGATTATTATTTTACGTTGCATTGTATGGTTCTGCGTTTAAAAAAACTTATTGGGATGTAAGTTTACAAAGACCAAGAACTGAATACATTAAAGCGCAAGATTTTTATATAGATTACTTTGCATCAGACTTGGAGACAGCAGAACGCTTTACTCACAAATATAGTATGTCCATGAATGAGGTTAAAAAATCTCAGATGGTAGGAACTTTCCGTGACATAGAAATAAGTGAGAGCGATGTTGAGTCTTCCTCATCACAAGAGAGTGCTGATGAAGTATTAGGAGTTACGAAACCGTATGGCGAAACAGAACGTGTTGAAATCTTAGAGATGCATGTGAACTTAGACGTCCCAGGTTTTGAAGACCCTGATGGCTTAAGACTTCCTTATGTTGTACATATGACAACAGACGGAGAAGTCTTGGCTATTAGAAAGAATTGGAATGAAGATGATCCTAAAAAAGAAAAGAAGATGTACTTCACTCATTATTATATGATCCCAGGTTTAGGTTTTTATGGTTATGGTTATCTCCATTTAATTGGAGGATTAACAAAAACGGCAACATCTTCAATGAGACAATTGATTGATGCAGGTACGTTTGCAAATTTACCTGGCGGGTTTAAAGCACATGGACTTCGCGTGCTTGCACCTGACGAGCCTATTGCTCCTGGTGAGTGGAGAGAAGTAAATAGTCCTGCGGGTGACCTAGGCAAGTCTCTACAGCCTTTACCATTTAAAGAACCTTCAGGTACCTTATACAATTTAATGCAGTATGTTGTTAATGCTGCAAAAGAGTTTGCTGACTCAGCTGATAACATAGCAGAAAATGCTTCTAACTATGGACCAGTTGGTACAACTATGGCTTTGCTAGAGCAATCTTCAAAGCTATTCTCAGCAGTGCACAAGCGTCTGCATAACGCTCAATCCAAAGACCTGCGAATACTCGCGAGACTAGATCATGAGTATCTTCCTGATATGTATCCTTACGAGGTCGCAGGTGGTGCACAACAAGTCTTCAAGGAAGATTTCAATTTAAAATCAATTGATGTTATCCCTGTATCAGATCCTAACATGCCAACAGAAGCACACAGAATTGCAAAGGTAAATGCAGTAATGCAAATAGCTCAGCAAAATCCTAATGCTTATAACATGGAAGCTATAGGCATGGAACTCTTTAGTGCTATGGGTATTGAAGATCCACAAAGATATTTAAAACAAAAGCAACAACCTGTCACTGCTGATCCTGTTTCCGAAAACATGGCGGCAATGAAGGGGGCACCTTTACAACCAAGACCTGATCAAAATCATGATGCACATATTGTAGCTCATGCTTCTCTTATGAACAATCCTGCTTATAAAGAAAACGCTCCAATGATTGCAACACTAGCCTCTCACGTACAAGATCACTTGGCTATGAAGTATAGAAGCTCTGTTGTTCAGATGATACAAGATCCTCAAATGCAACAAGCAGTTATGTCAGGACAACCTTTATCTCCTGAGATGGAAAATCAAATTGCTTTATTAACCGCTAATGCTTCTGATTCTATTATGAAACTAGATGAAGAGAAAGCAAAGATTATGGCAGGAGAAAAGAAAAGCGTAGCTGAACAACAAGTTGAAATACAACAAGCAGACTTAGACTTACGTAAAGCTAAACTAGCTCTTGATTCTAAAATACATTCAGATGAAATGGGATTAGAAGAAGCTAAGCTTATGATTGATGATGAGAATACTGATTTAGAAAGACAACGTAAAGAAACTAAAGATGCTATGGATATGGCTAAGTCAGGAATCCAACAAGCAAAGGTAATGATTAAAAGAGAAGGCATGTAGTGGCTGATAAAAG